AACTCTAAGAGAGTTGGTGAACCGCATCTTAGGGAACCCTTCTTTCACATACCTACAGAACAAGCAAAATTAATTACAAATATAACTTGACATATATATCAATGTGTGTTAGGATATATACAATCAAAAAGGAATAACCCTTGATGGTTGTACTACATGTCACAATAGAGTGACGATAGAAAAAGGAAATAGAAATGAACGATCCAATATATATTACAGGTAAATGCCACTATGCTTCAATCACTGAGCCTAATACTAAGTTTGAGCCAGTATGGTCAATACAGATTGAGGTTGATGATAACAACCGTTCAGTAGTAGAAGGTGCTGGACTAACGATTTCCAACAAAGGTGATGATCGTGGAGACTTTGTTACTATCAAGCGTAAGGTTGCACGTAAGGATGGTACTCAACGACAAGGCCCAATGGTAAAAGATTCTCAGAATAATTCTTGGGATGGTAAGTTGATTGCCAATGGTAGCTTAGTTAATGTTAAAGCTGTGCCGTTTGAGTGGAACTATGCAGGTAAGTCAGGTGTTTCTGCTGACCTAGCTGCTGTACAAGTAGTAGACTTCATTGAGTATACTTCTGGTGCAAATAATGACTTTGATGTAGTTGAAGGAGGTTATGTAACTGATACTTCTTCAGAGGAAATTCCCTTTGCATCTTAACTTTTAACGTAGTGTGGGAGACTTGGGGTGGAGTTTTGTTTGGTTTTCTCCACCCCATTTTTTATAACATGAAACAAGTAGAAACATTAGTTGAAGATATATATGATTTGTTTTCTCTTGATCCAATTAAGATGGATGAAGAGGAAGTGGATAAACATATAGATACTTTTGGTGAGATGTTAAAGGTACATATCAAAGCATTTATGTACGAAGAACCTCGCACCAGAGGGAACCTTAGACTGTCTGCTATAGGTAAACCTGATCGTCAGTTATGGTATGATGTTAATAGTAAAAAAGAAATAGAAGATCTTAAACCTAGTACAAGAATTAAATTCTTATATGGTTATATATTAGAAGAACTTCTTTTACTATGTGCTTCCATTGCTGGACATAAGGTTACTGATCAACAGAAAGAAGTCAATGTTGAGGGTGTACTTGGTCATCAAGACTCTATGATAGATGATGTCTTAGTTGATTGTAAGAGTGCATCAGGCTATAGCTTTAAAAAGTTTAAAGGTAATAACTTAATTGAAGATGATCCATTTGGTTACATTGCACAGATCTCTGCGTATGCTGAAGCTAATAAAGTTAATAAGGCAGCATTCTTAGTGATAGATAAATCAAGTGGGGAGATATGTCTTACTCCTGTTCATCAAATGGAGATGATTAATGCTAAAGAAAGGGTTAAACATCTTAAGGGAATGGTTAGTGATAGTCATGTGCCTGATAGGTGCTATGCTCCTCTTCCTGATGGGGAGTCTGGTAATCTTAAGCTGGCTGTTGGTTGTGTTTATTGTGGGCATAAGCGAGAGTGCTGGCAAGATGCTAACAACGGTAAAGGACTACGTGCTTTTAGATACTCCAGAGGACTTAGCTATCTTACAACAGTGGCTAAAGAACCTAAAGTCGAAGAAGTAGTTAACTGGTAATGCATTGGATTGTTAAAACAAAACCTGACTTAACTAAGTTTGGCTTTGTCTATTGCATTACTAACACTAAAACTGGTCAAGCTTACATTGGTTGTAAGCAATACTTTAATTATAAGAAAGGTAAAAAGAAAGCTGAGTCTAACTGGAAGTCTTACATGGGTTCAAGCACTCACTTACTTGAGGACATTGATAAATTAGGTAAGACTAACTTCAAGTTTGAAATGATAGCTGAGTTTAAAAACAAACGAAGCTTACGCTACTATGAATGTTATTATCAAATGAAGTACAATGTTTTGTGTAGTAAGCTTGACGGAACTGATACCCCTGCGTATTATAATAACTATGTAGGGGGTAAGTTTTATAGACCAGTAGAAGAATACTATGATGAATAATGTATTTGAACTAAGCGATGAAGACGTTAGTGTTAGTTCTTTATTTGATTTAAACTTACAAGAACCTAATAGAAGTTTATACATTGCTGTTATACTCAGAGCTATTCTTGATGCATCTAAACCTAAAGATGTTAATGAAAGCTCTGATATAACATCCTACAGGGATGAATCCCATAGATGGTTATTTAAAGATGTAGGTGTTACAAGTAAAGATTTTATAGAGATATGTGAATTAGCTGGTCTTCCTTCTGAAAAGGTTAGGAGTCTAGCCTTTAATGTTATTAACTCAGGAGATGTTCAGAATGAAAGAGACAAGCTCTATCAATTCCTCTAACCAAACAAACGACCTAGTAAACAATCCTCCACACTATAATATGTTAGAGGTAGAAGCTATAGATATTATTGCAATGTCTATGACTGAGGATGATTTCTTAGCCTATCTTAAGGGCAATGCTTTAAAGTATATAATTAGATACAAGCATAAGGGTAATCCTGAACAAGATATAAGTAAAGCAATCTGGTATTTAGAAAAACTAAAAGGAAAAATCAAACATGGAAAATGAAATGCATTACGGTATGACACTCCCTATATCTGAAGAGATAGATGCAGTTAAGTATAGACAGACAGGCGAAGACTTCTATAGTAAAGTTGTACGTATAGCTGAGTCACTTAAAGATACACCTGATCACTTTGAGAACTTCAAGGATGCACTTAGACATATGAGGTTTCTACCTGCTGGTAGGGTGCAGAATGCTATGGGTGCTGCTCGACAGACAACTGCCTATAATTGTTTTGTCAGTGGTACTATAGAAGATAGTATGGATTCTATTATGGGCAGAGCTACTGATGCTGCTGAGACTATGCGTAGAGGTGGTGGTATAGGCTATGACTTCAGTAGGCTACGACCTAGAGGTGATCGTATCAAGTCTCTAGACTCTAGAGCATCAGGTGCAGTTAGCTTTATGCAAATCTATGATGCAGTATGTCAGACCATAGCATCTAGTGGGCATCGTAGAGGAGCGCAGATGGGTGTCTTACGTATAGATCATCCAGACATAGAACAGTTTATCACAGCTAAGAATGATGGTACTTCTCTTACAGGTTTTAATATCTCAGTTGGTGTGACTGATGAGTTTATGAAATGTCTTAAAGATAAGAAGCCTTTCCCTCTACAGTTTGATGGTAAGGTACATGAGGAAGTAGATCCTGCTGCTTTATGGGATATGATCATGCGTAGCACATGGGATTGGGCAGAGCCGGGTGTGTTGTTCATAGATACTATTAACAAGATGAATAACCTTTACTACTGTGAGACTATTGAAGCTACTAATCCTTGTGGTGAGCAACCTCTACCACCCTACGGTGCTTGTCTTCTTGGTAGCTTTAACCTTACTAAGTATGTGACAGAAGGTGAGTTTGATTTTAGTTTGTTTACTAATGACATACATAATGTAGTCAGAGCTATGGACAATGTTATTGACAGGACTATCTACCCTCTGAAGGAGCAGGAGAAAGAAGCTAAGAACAAACGTAGGATGGGATTAGGTGTTACTGGTCTAGCCAATGCTGGTGAGTTATGTGGTATGCCTTATGCTTCTCCAGAGTTTATGAAGTTTACTACTAAAGTTCTTAAGATACTCAGAGATTACTCCTATGCTGCAAGTTCTGCATTAGCACAGGAGAAAGGTTCATTCCCATTATACAAACAAGATAAATATATAGAGGGGGAGTTCTTTAAGACACTAGCCCCTTGGGTACAGGAGCAGATCAAAGAGAATGGACTACGTAACTCTCACCTAACTTCCATAGCACCTACTGGTACAATCAGCTTGACTGCTGACAACGTAAGCTCTGGTATTGAACCACCCTTTAGCCTGTACTACGACAGAACTATTCAAGAGTTTGATGGTCATCAGATACAGCGTGTAGAAGACTATGCTTTCAGACATGGTGTTGAAGGTAGGACTGCCAACGACATCAGTGCAGATGAACATCTATCTGTGTTGTCTTTAGTATCTAAATATATAGACAGTGCAGTATCTAAGACTTGTAATGTAGGCAGTGGTGTAAACTTTGATGAGTTCAAAGAGTTATACTTCAATGCTTGGAAGCAAGGTTGTAAAGGTATAACTACCTTCAGGGCAGATGGAAAAAGGTACGGTATACTTAACGAAGTTAAGGAAGAGCCGAAAGTTGAGGCTTGTTTTATTGATCCAGCTACAGGTCAAAGAGAGTGTGAGTAAAAAAAGACTTGCAAAGGAATAAAAAATGTGTTATAATATAGTATGGAATGCCAATGGTGGGTTCCATACTATCTTGCTTATTAAAGGAGAACATTATGAATTACAGATTAACAACTAACAAAGCTAGAGCTATGTCTGATTTCTCAGACTACAAAGATTGGATCATTGGATACGATAAAATATTCCAGACCATGTTGAACTTTCCAACAGCTTCAACTTCCAATCAATCTCATTATCCACCCCACAATTTAACTGACAATGGTGAAGGTAAGTATACTATTACTCTTGCTGTAGCTGGTCTTAACAAAGAAGATATAAATATTTCTCTTGAAGATCAGAACCTTACGATCTCTTATGAGAGTAAAACTACAGAGGAGAAAGATACTACTATTCTTTATCAAGGTATTGCTCATAGAAGTTTTACCAAGGTGTTTCATCTTGCTGAAAGCATTGAGGTGAAGGATGCTGTTATGGACAACGGTTTAATTGTGCTTGAACTGGAGCAGAACATACCAGAACATAAGAAACCTAAATTGATTGAACTTAAGTAAAGGAAATACTAATGAGTATTAGTAAGGAGAAGAAGGTTAATACAGTTTTTATAGGATACGATCCTAAAGAAAAGGTTGCAGCCCAAGTTCTAAAATATTTAATTGAAGCTAACTCACCAAAGGATATCATAGTTAAGTTTCTACGTAAGGATATCTTAGAACATATGAATATGTTTAATCGGCCTTTTGAGATGGTTAATAATCAGATGATTGATTCAATAGATCAGAAGCCATTCTCTACTGAGTTTACCTTTACTCGCTTTCTAGTACCTGCCTTGATGCAGTACGAAGGGTGGGCATTGTTTATGGATTGTGATATGTATCCCAGAACAGATGTCAATGAGATATTTGAGGAATATAACGATGAGTTCTATCCTTTGTACTGTGTCAAACATGAGTACGAACCAACAGATAAATTTAAAATGGATGGCAGAGAGCAGACTAGATATAATAGAAAGAACTGGTCTAGCCTTATGCTATGGAATTGTGGTCATGAGTTGAACAAACAACTAACACCATTCATGGTTAACAATAAGACAGGTAACTATCTACATACATTTGGTTGGTTGCCTAACAAGAACAGTGCTATTGGTGCTATGTCTGAGGATTGGAACTGGCTTGATGGTCACTCTGATCTTGACATTGATCCTAAGATGGTACACTTCACAACAGGTGGACCTTGGTTCCCTGAGTGGAAATGCCAGAGGGAGAAGGATGGACTGATGGCAACAGAGTGGAATGGTGATTATTCTTATTTAGTATTACATGGAAAAGCAGATGAATTATAAAATAGTAACAGCCTTCAATGAGAGTTACCTACAACATAGTACCTTTCATTTATTAAACGAGTTCAAAGAAAACTGGGAACCTAACATAGAATTTCATTGTTACTATTATGATGTTGATCTAGCTAACTACTCCCTGCCTAAAGCTAAGAACATATTCTATCACAATCTTTTAGAGATGGAAGAAGTTACGAGCTTTAGAAAGAACTTCCCTCAACATAATGGTACTGAAGGGGGAGCTATACAGTACAATGAAATCTTAGATGCACAAAAGTTTATGCCTAAAGTTATAGCACTTACTGAGTGTGCCTTTGAGAATGCAGATAGCTGGTTGATCTGGCTTGATCCTCTGGCAATGAACACTAAAGATATATCATTTAAAACTTTAGATAGTTTATTCCCAGAACATTCTGATAACATTGACTTGATAACT